GTGCTGACCCCTTCACCCAGGTAGAGAAAATCGCTAATTTAGCCCTTAAAGAGGCTGATATCATGTCTAACGAGCGTATTGCTATGTTACAAACTGCTACAAAAATGCAATAAAGCTTGACAAATTGTAAAAAGTATGTTATAATATAAGTATATATTACCACAATAAACTCTCCTTGTCAAGGAAAAAGAGAATGAATAGAGAACTACAAGATTATTACGAAAACAGATTCAGTATGACAGCTACCCAGGGGTGGCGGGATCTGTTAGAAGACATAGATTTAATGCTTAGCTCCACAGACACCGTCAAAGGTGTAGAAACTGTTGAGCAGCTCCACTTCAGAAAGGGCGAAGTCTCTATCATGACGTGGCTTAAGAACTTAAAACAGTCTAGCGAAGAAGTATATGAGCAGCTTCAGCAGGAAGAAGACAATGCCCAGACGACTGTTTGAATTTGAATGTAAGAATTCGCATATCACCGAAGCCTTCGTCGATGTAGACACAAAAGAAGTTCGGTGTGGTGAGTGTGGCGAGATTGCTACTCGCATTCTTTCCTCTCCTAGGTTGGGTTTAGATCCAATCTGTGGAGATTTCCCTAGTGCTACTGCACGATGGGCAAAGATGAGAGCTGAGAAGCTGACATTGGAAAGAAAAACAAAAGCAAATCACGGCTCGTAAATGGACTCTTGACCACCGAGCTATTTTAAATGTCCTAAAATCGCATTGCGACAGGAGAATATACATGGCTGCAAATTTTATCGAACTGCCCGAAGTAGATGCTAACGAGAAGTACACTGATCCAACTAAAGAAGAGAGTACAACCCCAGACGCTGTAGAACAAACTACAGCAGAACCTGAAGAGGTTACTCCAGAAC